AAGCGTGATTTGCTTCTAAATTGTGTATTAAATATAGAAGCCGGTGAAGTTCGCTTCACTGGCTTTTTTTTAACTTTTTTGCTGTGTTTTTTATAAAAGAGGTAATCAATGGAAATCACAAACTTTTGGGCTCACGTAGCATCAACATCAATAGGCATTATCATTACTCTTTTAGGTTTCTGGGCTACATTTATACGCCACATGGTAACTAAACAAGAGGTTGCTAATATCATAGAGAATCAAAGTCAATACACTAGAGATAGATCATTGATCATGCAAAGGCTAGAAGAAAACAAAGAAATGCAAGAACAGTTTTCTAAAGCACTTTGGAGAAACGCAGAAGTAATGAATGAATTAAAAATTCAGATAGCAACTCTCGGAAACACTTTGACTAATCTAGAGGAAAGAATAGATCACTTACCCAAACAATAAATGAGGTTTTACAATGGCAGTCATTCACCCAGCAATATCAGGTAACCCAGTACTCAATGGTTGTGCAGCCATGAGCACTAAAGTTACAGGTTTTACAACTTACTATTGCGGTGATTGTAATTATCACCCAGAAATAGGTTTTTCAGATTGCTGTTGCAATCCATATGGCGGCAGTGCTTGGTTAGATAATCCAAATGCAGAAGTTATTTCTCCTACAGGTGGAAGCGGAGTATTTGATGAAACTCTTGGTGATCGCTTGAACGTCTGCGACCAGTGTGGCGGTGGCGGCGGCGGCGGCGGTGGATCAGAAGGATACCTAGTTGATGGAGGATTTTCGGATACAGTCCCCGGCACACCTATCCCTTAATGTAAACCTTTTGGAGAATTAAAACAATGGGCGTTGATCCTACTAAATATTATAAAATGCAACTCCGTAGAGACACTTCGGAGAACTGGATCGCTGAACAACCTATCTTAGGTACTGGTGAAATAGGTATAGATACAACTTACAATACTTTTAAAATTGGCGATGGTCAATTAATGTGGGGTGCTCTTAGTTATGCTAACGCTATATATCCAGATGATTCTCTGATTGCTAAACTAGACGAGTTTATTGATCCGGGTTTTGGTATAGAAATGACTTATTTCTCTGGTGAAAGAGTTTATGAAATATCTACAACAGGACTTGCACTACAGTCAGACCTTACTACTCTAGATGGTCGTGTAAATGATAATGCTTCGGGTATCGCCAATCTAGATGACAGAATGGATGAGGTTGAAGAAGACATTGAGATTCTTGATATTAAAGTATCAGGCATAGAGTCTAGATCAAGTTTTGATATTGAGTACATTATTAGATCGCCTCAAGGTAGTGAAGTGTATGGCGATGCACCTGCACCTTCTGCATGTTATGTTGGTCTTAATGGTAGTGTCACCACAAACCCTGTCACAATCAACGAAGTCTTTCTTAGTTTTGTAGACAAGAATGGCTTGGCACATAACTTTGTTAGTATTGCCTCTGGTGATACATTTAATTTTAGGGAAGAAAACGATCAGGCTGTTGCGGTCAGATTTCAGGTAGATGCTGCTACTCAATTACCAAGTGGCGTTAAACTTGATGTGACTATGCAAAGTGCTACAGCAAGTGGGACAGTAGATGACGGTGATATTTATGATTGCCTCTTCTTTCCTGATGTAGACGTTAGTGATAAAGCAGATATAAGTTATGTAGATCAACTGTTTGGTCTCTCTGCTTTAAAGGGTAGTGCTAATACATTTGCTGCAAAGAATACTTTTGAAGACCATATTATCATAAAAGGTGATCGCAGAATTACTGCTGACTTTGGTGCAAATGGAACATTGGCATACGGAACAAATAATGCTTCACAAGGCATCAGAATGAAATGGGGTAATGATACCGTACAGATGAACTCTAAGTTCAAACTGTATCACGGTAAAGATTATGTTGGTGCTGATGTAATTCCTGAGATAGATTGTCGTGGCTATAGCATTAAAAACGCAGGTTATTTTGATACTAAAGTAGACCGCACTCAATATCCTGATGATAATTTCCAAGTTTTTAAATTAAGAGGCAAGACTGACGCTGGTGAAAATAAAGTTATTCTTCAAGACTATCATTACAAAGACGGTGATAATACCAATAGTTATATAGCGTATTTGGGTAGAACAAGTGTGAGTAACTCTATACAAACAAAATCTTCCGTTGAAGCCCTTATAAGTTCAAACGTCTCAACTGATTACGTTGGTCTTACTGGAAACGAGACTGTTGCTGGATCAAAGACATTTAGTAGCACAACGACTTTTAGCAACAGTACATCAATTAATATTCAAGGTCGTTTGCAAGCCAACGGATCGAGTGGAAATTCTGGACAAGTCTTAACAAGTAATGGTACATCTGGACCACCTTCATGGACAACTCCATCAGCAGGTTCAAGTTTCAGCCCCGGCGACCAAGTTGTAAAGAGTAGCACAGGTTACACAAGCGGAAGTTTCTACAAGTCTGGTAACACTTTATACTGGGTTCCATAATGGCAAAAGTAATCACTATTCCACCCAACTATGCTGGCAGTTCGCAATCAACTGATCTATCTAATTTAGGTCATGATAATGTTGCATACAGTAATACAACACTTCATAAGGCTCCTAAAAACGCAAGTTATAGTATAAGAAATGGCAGTAACATTACTACTGATAGTAGAGCAGGTGATGATATCAGCCTTAGTGGAAATCCTTATGTTAACAACAGAGGTAATGGAATGCACTCTGGTAGGTCCGGTAAATACAGTAGTAGATATATTATTGCTTGCACATCTAGTTTTGATTTAGTCAGCAGTTCAAGTTACATTGGTACATCAACAGTAGGTTGTTGGCCTGCCAATGTTAATGGCTTGTGCTGGAACTGGAGTTCAGCCGGTGCTCATAGTGCCAGTAGATGTTCGTATCCTACAAGATGTATTCTTCTTTATGCAAATTCTAGTGGAACAATTTATAGAGTAGAGGCCAATCAAAAAGTTTTTGGTCTTAATTTAGGCACAGCAGGAAGCAGTCAAAGTACCAACTATTGGACATGCTATCAGATAAAACAGTCAGACGCTTACTGGATCAAAGACAATGGTTTGTATTGGGGAGGTTTTGCTTTTGAGATGTATGCTAATCATGGTACAGGGTCTCAGACTTTAATCTCAAAAATATGGAATGTGAGACCAACACTCTATAAAGGTGGACTATGGGATATAGGCACTAGTTTTAGCAGTAGTTCTGCTAGACAGGTAATATTTAACAAAAACAACACCTTGAGACAGGCATCCCGTACCACAGATGCAAAAAGGTTAGAAACATATTAAAATAGCCATTTTATCAAGATTTTAGATTATCTTGTAACTTTAGGTGTAAATATAGATAGGTGATATTATGCGAAAACCCGGATATAAAACAAGTGAATTTTGGTTCACATTAGTCAGTTTCATTTTTAGCGGACTCTTCCTAGCAGGGATTATAGGAGATATTGATCAGAAAGACGAATTAACCAGTGTTGTCACCCACGCAGTTGAATCTATCATACTTATAGCCGGACAATTTGGAATTTTATCAAGATATTTAAAGACTAGAACTCCTGAGCCTGTAGCGGAGCCTACACCTCCAGAACCTTTGGAAGAACCCGAACCTGAACCACAAGAATCCGAAAGGGAAACCAATGAGCGAAGCGACCAAAGAACAGATAACCGTCGAGTTCGATCAAGTGATCGCAGACGTAAAAGAAAGCCTAGGCGAAATAAAAAGATTAGCAATTAAAGAAGCATGGAAAATCATGCAGGTTGTTATCGGTGAGTTAGTAGTAACCATCGAAAAGATCGGGACAGATTTGAGCAGTAAGGAAAAGAAGGAATTAGCAATGAATCTTCTATCAGGATTTTATGACAGCGTATTTAAGGCTGTTGATCTTCCGTTTATTCCTAACGTGTTTGAACCACTGTTTCATTCTTACGTCAAGAAATTTGTAATGGGTCTTGCCAGTGCTGGTATTGATGCCATTGTAACTACGTTTAGGGAAGTTGGTGTTTTCTTGAAAAAGAAAGTAGATGCCAATCCTTATGATCCACAAACACTAGAAGTTCAATACGCAAAATAAGAGAGGCGGTTCACAATGGATTACACTCAGACATTTAATGAGTTTAGCGGTAGCGTAGGGCCAACTGACTTGGCTTTATACGCAGGGGTGGGTATCGTGCTTTGGGTTTTGTTTAAAGACAAACTTAGCCCAGTGCAAAAGATAGTTCTACAAGTTGTAGATCAAGTCAAGCAACTACTTGGCAAGGTTGGAGACAAGACTGTAGTAGTCAAGCCTCTGCCAAGTCGTGATGAAGTAAAAAGAAGTGATGAAGATATCTTTTTTGATCTAGTAGTATCTTGGAAGCAAACAAGAGACCTTGCAGTTAGAAGCGGTTGCACAAAAGCCGTAGAGGTTGCAGATCAAATGTTTCCTTATCTAAGCCCTACGGTTTGTGAAGAAGAAGATACTCCACAAACTACTACGTCATCATACAGTCCACTACATTAGAATTAGGAGATAGAAAATGAAAGAAAAAATTGCATTAGCAATAGGAGCACTGTTAATTTTATTCGGACTCTTTCAGCCTGACCTTGGCAACTTCGTGCCTTTCAAGCCAGAGGTCGTAGTTACTGTACCAACAACAGAAGCACCTTCGGATGAAGTACTTCTTGAAAAGGGTACTGTGATTGTAGACCTATTGCGTGAGTCAAATGCTTCTGGTAAAAGAGAAGACTGTCTAAAACTTTCTTCTTTATACAGAGACATGGCTGTGCTTATTGGCCTAGACGGTAAAGATAATGTAATTAAAACTACATCTGCTATTAGAGAAGCCAATATTCTTGCAGGCAAAATGCTTAGACTCGATGTAGACGGTAAGTACGAAGGTCTTGCTGATGCAGCAGGAGACTTGCTTGCTTCTACTATAGGTAAGGATGAAGTTGTTCTTAACGAAGACCTTAGAGAAAAAAGTGTAGATGCTTTTGAGGCTTTGTCGTGGGCTTTCTATGAAGGGAGCAAGTAATGCCAAGATATACACCTGATGAACTCTACAGAAACTATCGTGATGGTATGCCCGGATGTCTTTGGGAAGAACACGTATTTGAAGAACTTCTAGCAACTTCTAAATATGCCTACTTTAAAGACGGTGCAAAGAAAATTAAAAACAGCGGCAAAGGTAAACTATCTACTCCTTTTCGTTCTGCTTTAAGTTTTGATAAGCACTGCTACATTGAAAGGCAAACCACTGGAGATTGTGTCAGCCATTCTACAAGAAACGCTGTTGATATTTCTAGAGCAGTAGAGATTCATGTAGACGGCGAAGCAGAAAGTTGGGTTGCCAGAGGAGCAACAGAAGCCATATATGGATGCAGAGGTCATGGTGGACAAGGCATGAGTTGTAGTCGTGCTGCAACCTTCGTTAGCCAGAGTGGTGGCGTTCTTGTTCGCAAGAACTATCCCGGCGTAGCAGACTTTAGTAAATACAATGGAACTATGGGTGCAAGATGGGGATCAAGAGGCTTACCAGACAAGGTTATAGACGAAGCCGAGAAACATAAAATCAGAACGGTTTCGTTAGTAAAAACTGTGGAAGAAGCCAGAGACGCTTTAGCCAATGGGTATGGCATAAGTGTGTGTAGTGGCTATGGATTTTCCAACAAGCGTAGCAGTACTGGATTTGCTCGTAGAAGCGGGTCGTGGGCTCATGCAATGGCATGGACGGCTTGTGATGATACAGGTAAAGAGCCAGCCTTCCTTGTGCAAAACAGTTGGGGTAAATGGAACTCTGGTGGTCATCCTGAATGGGGTCCGATACCAGATGGTTCATTTCTCATACACGCTGATGTGGCAGCAGGAATGTTAAGAGGCAACGGAGCATATGCTTTTAGTTCCTTCAACGGTTTTCCTCCACAAGAATTACCAGATTACGGTTTTGACTCTTATCTATAAAGGTTTTAATTATGGCAGACGCAAAAATTACACAGTTACCAGAGGCTACACAGGTAGACGAAGATGATGTACTCGCTTTGGTTACAAATACTTCTACTACACCTATTAGTAGAAAAGTCACAGCAGGTCGTCTTGTAAAAGAACTGGCATTGCCTGCTGATCAACTTGTAAATGGCACTGGCATATACGTAGAGTCTATCCCTAATAATGACCCAGATCAGTACAGTCAAGCAAAAATTAGTGTCTTACCCGATGAAGTACAAAGCATGGTAAACCCTATTTATGTATTACAGAACAATGAGACTATAAGTGCAAACGTAACCCTTTCACTACCTTCTGTTACAGGGATACTAAAGGCGGGAGAAGAATACGTTGGAGAACTACATATGGCCTTTGAGACTGATAGCATTATATCTGCTAACCCTGCAACTCTACAGTGTACTCTTAATAATATTGCTTTAAACTATGTCGGTAACTGGGATAAGTTAGTTGTAGTTGACAATGATTCAACCAGAATGGAACATCAACAAGACTCTTTTGCTAAAGTTCAAAATCAAGGTATCATTATTGATTTTGGTACTGATCCCTCTATTGGGTTTGGTGGAGGCGTTAAAACTATAACTTCTAATCAAAATTTTTATATTAAAAACGACACAGCCCAACCTCAAAACTTTGGAATAGATATTTTTACAAACCTGCTAACAGGCGGTGCTAGTACTCTAAAAATACTTAAAGGCAGTTACTTAAAAATGATAAAGGTGGTTCAATGAGACTTTTAGATAAAATTGCGATGAACAGATTGATCAAGATTATAATGGATTTTATCTTGGCTATATGTAAAATGTTTGCTCCTACAGTTAATGTGGAGGAGCCAGAAAAGAAAAGACCAATTTTAGACAAATTAAGGAGATGGATAAAATGATTACACGCAGAACAATATTAACTTCGCTACTGGTAGCATTAGTATTCACAATACCATTTCCATTATACGGTGAAGAACCCCCAGTTAGCACATTTCTCCAAGAAATCAGTGTTACAATCAAAACTGATAGGGGCGAAGGTAGCGGAGTTATTTTTACAAGAGAAATTAAGTCAAAGAACGGTAAACAGAACGTAAACTTTGTTTGGACTGCTGCTCATGTTTTGGAAAACATCCGTAATGTTCGTAGTGTTTTGGATGCAGAAGGCAAATCTAAAAAAATCATTGAGTTCAAGGATGTACAGATAGTTAAAAAACTAATAGAGAATGGTATTACAGTTGGGGAACTGTCAATGGATGCCGTAGTAGTTAAATACAGTGATGCCAAAGATGGAGAAGACCTTGCACTGCTTATGATTAAGAAGTTTAACTTTGTGGACAAGTCGGCTAAATTTTATGTTGACAAAGCAGGCAGAGGATTGCCTCTAGGAACAAATTTGTATCATGTAGGTTCCCTATTAGGTTCAGGTGGAAGCAACAGTATGACTACTGGTATTATGAGCCAAGTCGGTCGTATGCTTTCTTTAAACGGTGGGTCAAAAGTACTTTTTGACCAAACGACAGTGACGGCCTTTCCGGGTTCGTCTGGTGGCGGGGTTTTCTTAACGACAGGTGAATATATTGGTATGCTTGTTCGCGGTGCTGGCGAAACATTTAACCTTATTGTTCCAATTCGCAGAATGACTGATTGGGCCGAAGAAGAGAATATAAAATGGGCCTTAGACCCAGAAGAAAAAGCACCATCTTTAGAAGAAATTAAAAAGTTACCAAAAGAGAGGATCGGTAAAGTATGATCGGGAAAGTTTTATTATGCGGTGTACTTGCTAGTGTCGTAGCGTTTTCTACACTGCCTAAATATAGTACTACTGCTGTAACTACTTTAGTAGGTGCAGTAATAAAAGCCTCTCAGTCAGTGGATGTGACAGAGAAATACAAACGAAAGGATTGTCCAGTTTGTGAAGGTAAAGGTTGGTACTGGAGTGGTGATGGAATTGCTAAAATAAATTGTCAATACTGTGAGCCATAAAATGGAAAACCAAGAAAAACTCAAGGCAATAGCCACATCAATTTTAGAAAAAGCAAACTATCGCAGCACCGATGTAAGTGGTGATGAAGATGAACATGGTAGCGTTATAGCCGTTATTATGATCATAAGTACTTTGCTTACTTTGATTAGAATAGTTCAAGAATGCAACAAGAACAAAGACAAGATGTTCTATGCAAACAGAATTAGAGACATTAGTGTACGAAGAGGCTGGTACACAAAAATGCGTATTAAAAGGATTCTCAGGCGTGAGTTAACGCCAGAAGACTATCGCAAAAATGCAACCTCACTAGTTAATGCAATTCTGGATGAAGCAGCACAAATCAAGGAAGAAGACCTTATAACCATACTGGAGTCAGCAAATGTTTAATTTATTTACATGGGCGGTATATGGAATCTTCGTAGGATCAATAGCAAAATCAATAGTTCCCGGTGAAGAGAACTTTGGTTTTTTAAAAACAATAGCGTTAGGTGTAGCAGGATCGTACATGGGAGGTGCAGGACTATATATGCTAGGATCATATTCTGCCGTAGAACCAGCAGGTATATTTGCTGGTGTCGCTGGTAGTGTGCTGGCTCTTGTTCTGTATAATAAGTTAAATGAAAAGTGATAAAGTAGCAGTTTTTTTACATTTATATCATACGGACCTAGCAAAGACTTTTCTAGGGGAACTCAGTCCCATTAAGGACTTAGTGGATGTCTACATAACGCTTCCTGATAGCAAAGACTGCGAAGAGGCTAAAAGCCTTCTAAAGCCCTTAAATCCCTCATTTGAATACGTTCCTAACCTAGGTACAGACATAATGCCTTTCTTAAAATTGCTTAATAAATATGGCAAAAACTATAAGTACTTTCTTAAAATGCACAGTAAAAAATCTCTTAGAGACAATCATGCTAATTGGCTAAATATTTTCTTACATGAATTAATCGGGGATAGAGATAATTTTAAAAAAAATATCAAGTTAATGGAAGACTATGATCTTATTGGCCCACCCTCTTGTATCATGGATAATGAAAACATACATACAACTTGGATAGATTATTTGATGCATGAAATAAAAATGCCTAATGACCATAGAAATGCTTTTATAGCAGGCACAATGTTTATGGGACGAAGCGACACATATTTAAAATATTTTGATAAAAATGTTGCACAATGGCTGGAAAGCCTTATGATAAAGAGAGGAGAGGTAGGCCATGTGAAAGATTGGGATCATCCAAGACAGATAGAAATACACAGTTATGTACATTCTATAGAAAGAATGTTTGGATATGTTGGAGAACTAGGCATCACAGAGCCATTTACGTATAAACTAGAAGTAGACAATGGCCCACAAACTCTGACTAGAAATATAGTGATTACTAAATATAAGGACATATATGATACTTTTCATAGTTATGTATATGGTATAATTACTGGTCGGCAAGACGACACAATAGAAGTAGTATGGTATCATAAAAGACCGAAACTCAAAAAAATATATACACTAGATCATGAGAATAGATTGATGGTGGAAAAATGACTCCAGAAGAACTTTATCAAACATTTTCTAAAAACCCTTGCGGCTTTATTGGTGCTCCTAGACAAATTGATGAACTAAAAGGAAATGGAGCAGTTTTTGGCACTGGCCCTTCATACAACTCTTACGGATATATAGAATATGCACAAGGAAATGTTCCATATTGGCTGGCTAGAATTGTTGATATTTCTAGTTTCCTATACAGCCCTTGTATAGAGCCTATACTCAGCAGTGCATATGATAACAACTTCCATAATTATAAGTTGTGTCTCCCGTTTAAGTTTTTACAAATTTTAGATGGTGGAGCATATCAAGAATCCCAGTCTCTTCCTCAATGCGGCGTTGCACATAGTTTCAGAAACGCAGTGGATACCATGAGAGCCTGCCACCACATAGCAAAAAAAGGTATTGGAAATAGCGATTTTACTAGAGGTGCTACTGAACACATGACTTATTGGGGGTGGAACAGTATACCAGAAAATTTATTAATGCTTGGTCCTGACTTGGTAGGCTCAGAAATTCAAAGCGAAAGATTTCCAACTGGAACAGATATGGGTTGCTGGCCCGGAAGTCAAGGAATGCCGGGAGCGGCACACGGTTGTGTAGCATGTCCCGGTGAAGAAAGAGAGACTTGTAAATCATGCGGTTGTTGTCCTCCTACTGGACCTCCCGATGATCCTTGTTGCAATCCCGGCACACCAGATTGGGCAGAACGATGTTGTGGATACAATAGAATAAGTGCTTTTAATATTGCTTATTTCGTTCCTTCTCAAGACGCAGGAGAGTCGTTCGGAGGAGATATATTAACTGGTAGATTAGATGACAAACTTTACCACGTAGGAATATTAGAAAGAAAGGAATATGGAGGGGTGTGCTCTTTAAGAAATAGTTCTGCTGACAGACTTAAAAGTATAGACAATGGTTTATTCTTTACATATTTTCAAGAACGTAACGGTTGGGACTATGGAAACGATGACTACGAAGGAATGGGTCCAACGCCCGTAACAAAAAGCAACCCTATAGAAAGATGTAGAACGGCGATGCCCGTTATGCTTCCTGCAAGCGTAAGTAGTAAAGGAGGTATGCCACAAACAGATACGGATTATGGCCTCAAACTTATAAAACAATTATTATGGAATGGTGAAGGTGTTGCACTTTTTTCAAATGTTGGGTTCCCAAATGTTAGAGACAGTCAGGGTCTACTATATCCAGACAGAATATGGTATCAGATGTACAGTATTATTGGCTATGATGATCGTTGTCTAGAGTTTGAAGAATGTGTCTATGTTTTGCATTGTCCTTTTGGAGATTGGGTTTCTGGTGGACATCCATCTTGGGGGCCATTGCCAACAGGTGCTTTTCTTGTTACTGAAAGCGTATTAAAAGAAATGATTAAATATATGAATGGTTCTGATTATTATGGATGTAGATCAAGAACCTGTCCTGATCCTTCAGCAAGCCCTCCACCAGACTGTAGTGATCCATTTGTACGTGATGAATATTTAGGATGTAGTGCGGTTCCTGACTATCCCAACTGCCTTCCTTATTTTTGTCAGCCTAGACAAAGTGCTTTTGGTATGCTTTTTGCATTCAGTTTAGATAGAGATTTAACGCAAGACAATTATAATGATACATTATTTAAATGGGAACAGTTTATTCCTAGTTGGTCTACTGCTGAACTTTTGAAACAAAGCATGGCATACACTGAACTACCTAGTGTGAGTGATATTGATAACGCAGCAGGAGATGGCCTATCACTGGAAATACAATTTATTTGGAACGGGTCCGATGAAAATATGTATAGAGAAAGAGAGTTGATAAACCATGTCTATGTACACTCCTCAGAACATCAAGACATAATTGTTCAAGACACATCTCTTAAAAGCAGATGCCAAAACCGACAACCAGATGACCCCGTATTAAATTTTACTTTAGATATTAAGCCTTATTTTGGTTATATAAAAATAGAAAATAAAGTTCCAGACAATATTACAAAGACTACTATTACAGGATATGGAGCCTTTAATGGATAGATTAGAAACATACAACCTGACCATAGTTAATGGTACAACTGAACAAAATTGCTCTTATGCCAATCCTAGTAACAGTATTTATTTCGATATAGATGCCACTGATTGCTTCTTTAATGGTGGTGCTATAAATATATATGATTTTAAAATGACCCAAAGCAAAATATGTGCCAAGACTTTAGAGACACCTTTTCCTGTTCTAGGTTGTGAATACAATCAAAGAGGAATAGTCAAACAGCCTTCGCAAGAATACAGATCAGTAGAAGAATGTGCTACTCTGCTTGGCATCGAAAGACCAGAAGCAGGCGATGGCTTTGCTTTTCCCAACGGTATTGATTGGACTTCACCCGATACTTATCAGAACACACCTGCCTACAACTATTGGCTTGGTAGAAAAGAACAGGGAGATACTGTAGCATTAAATCCAAATTATCCTTTTACGAATTTCTGGGACAGGTGCGAAATAAGTTTTTACGGTAAACCATTTGGAGTTTGTGGATTATTTGGGTATGTAAACGGAGGATATATGCACTGCCATTCTTTTGATTGGTCTTTATGGGACTTAGATGTTTTACAGGTTATGGTGGACACTGGTTCTTGGCAATCCTCTCCTCAAGCAGGAGAGTCAAACTATGCCACTACTAGACAAAGAATGGAGATTGACTTTACTAATGATCAAATCTTCCCCTTTGAACAAAAAAAACTTGCTAATTTTGTTAGACCTCTCCCTAAAAGGTTGAGTTTTGTAGATTTAACTGCTTATGTCATTGATCTTTCTGCTGGAGATAGAGGTCATATACCCGGAGAACAAAGAATACTTAGTCCTTATGAGATAGATTGGGGTTCACTTGGAAATGTAGAATGGGGATACGGTAGTGTCACATGCAAAGCAGATGTTGCAGGAGGAGGCTTGTTATCTATAGGAACAGATGCTAGTTCCGTAAATATATATCACTTTAACGTAAACGCAAGTGAAATTCAGATAGTTCCTGCACTTGAAATAGACGCACAAAGTTCTGTTGTTGCTAGAAGCATGAGGTGTGGCGGTAGCGTAACCCTAATGAATTTTTCTGTTATTAGCGTCAGTTCAGTGACCATCGGTGAAACTTTTACAATGGGGTCATTAAGCAGAGCAATAATTGCAGCAGGTTCATTTCAATCCATATCAGCAATAAACAGCGTATTAGTTGCTGAAGATAAGTGGACCGTTGCAGATCAATTTTCAGCAACCAATGGTTGTAGTTTACAAGGAAATACATTTGAGTTTAATGATGATGTGACAATCGCAGGCTCAAGCATTAAAGTCCAAAAGATAACAACAGCAAATAGTTTAACGCTAGAATCTACCACGGCATCTATAGGCGTGGCAGAAGCCGGTGATACATGGTCTATCACAAACGGCAGTAACGTAACAATAGGAACTCTTGTGGGACCAATGCCAGATGTTGATGAGACCAGCACCCTGACGATAACTAATTAATACTGCTTGACAAATCTAATTAGTGTGTTATTATAGAGTATAAACACCTAAAAGGACAACAAATGTCAATAACTTATGCTATAACTATTAATGATGAATTAAATAGTGTTAAAAGGCTTATGCACACACTAGAAGAGTGCAAGGAAAAAGACTCTGAGATTCTAGCAGTACACTGCTACAGCCGGACAGAAGATATGTCCGATAGTAACCACATTGAAATCAAAGAGTATCTCATGGAAAATACAGACACATACTGTAACTATAAGTTCGACAACAATCTCGCGGACTTAAAAAACTATATTATTAGTATTTCTACAAAGGAATATATATTTCTGTTAGATGCAGACGAATATCTTACGACACAAACCCTAGCACTGTGGAACAATGTAATAAAAAATGAGCCTCAGTATGATGTGTTCTGGACTCCTAGAGTTAATATCATAGAAAACTTAACACAGGAAGATATAAAAAAGTTTGGGTTAAAACTTAATGACAAAAACTGGATCAACTGGCCCGACAACCAACCACGCATATTTAAAAACAACGGTAAAATTAAATGGACAATGGAAAACAACAACTATAGATTGGTAGGGGCTGCTAAATCAGGGTCGTTGACAGCAGACCCAAGACTTGCCACCATAAACAGAAAGGACAGCATGGATGTACAAAGAACTTAGTTTATGTTTAGCAATAGCAAATTCAGCAGATTGTCTACCAAGATTTATGTCGTGGGCCTTACCACGTTTCGAGGATATTATCATACTCAAGTCAGATTCAGATGATTATACTGACGCTATGCTAGATCGTTACGCCGCTGACAATGAGAGTATATCATTATATTATCAACCCATTAGAAACATAGCACACCAGAAACAGACCTGTGTTGACTATAGCGATAAAGAGTACAAACTTATTATTGACGCTGATGAGATTGTACAAGAAACAAATTGGGATGAAGTAGTAACCTATATGAAAGATCAGAAAATTAATCTTATACATTTACCTAGATTGAATCTACAGAAAGACGATAAGCACTATCTTCCCGATGCCTACCCAGATTATCAGCCTAGGTTGTTCGACTCCACTGTGTCATTTAATCTTGAGCCTCTTTATGAAACACACCATGTTATGCAGGGTGCTAATAGTCAATCGGCATTGCAAGAAACCCACATAATACACTGGGGTCATATCAGAAATGAAGAACAGATGCAATGGAAAAGTGACATGCGTAAACAATATGCAAAAACTGATCGCTGTGACGGCAAGGGTCTCTTAGAAACAAAAAATTGGTACTATGAACGCAATAAAACATTAGGCTTTGACGAAAAAGCATTGCCTTTATCACAAAAAATTATAGACTACATATACTCAATAGAGGAATAAAATGGAAAAAATACGATACATAACTTCTATGTTTCCCTTTGCCAAAAAACTGCGTGAGGTTTTTGGAGTAGATGACTTGTCTGCTATACAAAGTGATATACCTTTACTCAAAAGAGAAAACGATCAATCCACCATACATCATCACCAGTTTTACGAATGGACAGAAGGTGACGATTTTAAAGATATGTACAGAGATTTTATTAGAGTTTGCGTTCGTCCTCTATATATAGGTAAAATAGTTGTGCAGGCAAACCCTACTTTTAGAATTGCTTACCCTAATAATGTAGCCGTAGGTGAATTTCATAAAGACAAAAACTATAGAGACCCAGAATGGGCGGCAAAGATTAAAGAGATGAACTACTACCTTCCTTTAACAGATGCTTTTGGCACAAATACTTTCTGGGCAGAATCAGAAGAAGACAAAGGAGACTTTGCTCCAGTTGAATGCGAACATGGATACTACATAAGGTGGGATGGTGTAAATCTAACACATGGAAATAAAATTAATACTACAGGCAAAACAAGGATTAGCGTAGACTTTAGGGTTTGTGAACTTAAAAATTTTGAACCATCGGAGACAGGCAGTATCAATGAAGACAGGAAGTTTGAGATAGGAGGATATTACGAATTATATGATTAGTTTAATTATACCCACATATAAAAATCCTACAGTACTAGATTTGTGTCTAAGGTCTGCTATCGAAGGTCAAGACCAAGACAATGAAATATTGGTTATAGTAGATGGCTGCTTAGAAGAAAACCTAGATGTGCTTGAAAAATACACAGACAGTATCAAGCCTCAGATTCTTACAGAAAACGCTGGGATGAGCGTGGCACAAAACGTAGGAGTAGAAGCATCAACCACAGGCAAGATATTGATTATAAATGATGATAACGTCATGCCAAGAGGCTGGGATACTATATTAGACAAGTACGACCTTACCGATACAGTTTGGGCTCCTAATCACATTGAGCCTTTTCCTAGTATTTTTAGACAGATAAAAATAAAAGACCTAGGCAGAGACCCTGCAACATTCGACCTTGAAAGATTCTGGAAATATGAAGAGAGCATCAGGGAAGACTGTATAGAAATGAATGGTTCCACATATCCGATACTAATGAGTAAAGAAAACTATCAGGCTGTTGAAGGCTTTGACGTAGACTATCCCACCAAGGCTGGCTCTGTGTCAGATTGGGATTTTTTCTTAAAGTGTGAACTCAACGGATGGAAGATGCTCAGGACATACCAATGTTCTCTGTATCACTTTGTTTCAACAACAAGAAAGTCTAAAGAAGAACAGCAAAGAGCGTATCAAACAGAACAAGACTGTAAGGCATTTTTTGCCAAGAAATGGGGAACATCGCCACAACACAATCCAATAACTAACTCCAAGATGATAAAGGTGAATAATGTCAACTAGATTTTTAATTACAGGCTGTGCTGGCCTACTGGGTTCTAATCTTGCAGATTGGATTCTCGATACATGGAAGCCGTCTATAGCATTAGATCATATACAAAACAACGTAGAGGTATATGGTATTGACGATCTAAGCGGAGGATATAAAGAAAACCTGCACCCAGACCTCAAGTTCAAGGAAATGTCTGTACTAGACCCTGAATTTGTAGATTACTTTGCAGAGATTAAGCCAACTCATGTTTGGCATTTAGCAGCATACGCAGCAGAAGGTTTGAGTCCTTTTATACGGTGTTTTAACTATGACAACAACCTAAAGGCTACAGCATCCGTAGTCAACTGCTGCATAAAACATAATGTGAAACGCCTGTGTTTCACCTCAACTATGGCGGTATACGGCGAAGGTGAGCCCCCTTTTGATGAAGTACTTTTACCTAAGCCTATTGACCCTTATGGCGTAGCCAAGTACGCAGCAGAAATGGATATTCATATTGCTGGTGAACAGCATGGTCTAGATTGGTGCATTATACGTCCTCACAATGTTTATGGTCGAAAACAAAACATCTGGGACAAATATAGAAATGTGCTAGGCATCTGGATGTACCAAACTTTAAATAATGAACCTATGACTATCTTCGGTGACGGTGAACAAAAGAGAGCATTTAGTTACATTAATGATAGTGTCGAACCTTTGTTCAAGGCTTGCGTGGACCCAAGAGCGTCTAAGCAGATTATTAATCTTGGAGGTATCCATGAATACAGCATCAATGAAGCGGCTGACATTCTTATTAAAGTGATGGGCAAAGGCGAGAAAAAATACCTAGAGACTAGGCATGAAGCAAAATACGCCTATCCTACATATCAAAAGTCTATAGATAAATTAGATTATAAACATACCACCTCATTAGAGGACGGGCTAAAAGATATGTGGGATTGGGCTAATAGCCAACCGAACCGTGAAAGGTTTATTTGGCCCTTTTATGAATTAGACAACGAGATGTACTCTTACTGGAAAAATTAATATGGCACAGAAGAAAATACTGGTTACGGGAGCAGCAGGATTTTTAGGCTCTCATTTTGTAGAAGAAACATTAGTTAACACAGATTGGAATATTGTGTGCTTGTGTAGAATGACTTACGTAGGAGACCTAGAAAGAATTATACACAGTCTTCATGTGCGTAAGTATGCAGACAGGGTAAAACTAGTGTTCCATGATCTCAAGTTTGATATTCCTCCGCACATTGAAGAGGCTATAGGCGATGTAGATTATATTGCACATATAGCGGCTAACAGTCATGTAGATCGTAGCATCACACACCCTAAACAGTTTTTTGAAGACAATGTGATGGGAAGCGTTAATCTGTTAGAGTGGTACAGGAGGACAAACCCGTCAGCCCTGTTTATTAACTACCTAACGGACGAAGTGTTCGGACCTGCACCAGAAGGCTATGATTATAAAGAGGACGACAGATGGCGACCTAGCAATCCCTACAGTGCAAGTAAGGCCGGTCAAGGTGCTGCTGGTATAGCATATTTTAATACTTATAATCTGCCTATTATTAGTACTTACACTATGAATCTGTACGGAGAAAGACAACACAAAGAAAAATTAGTGGCTAAAGCAATTCAGAAGATTCATAACGACGAGATTGTCCCTATTCATGCCAAGATGGATGGTAATAAGGTTTTGTATGTAGGACAACGGCACTGGCTACATGCTCGTAATGCTTCTAATGCAACTTTGTTTTTAATTAATCATGGCGTACCGGGAGACCACTATAATGTGGTTGGGCCAGTAGAAATGAATAATGATGATTTGGTAAGGGCTATAGCCAAGATCATGGGTAAAGAACCAAAAATACAGTATGTAGATTGCGACAAGGCAAGACCGGGACATGATCGTAGATATGCACTTGATGGGTCAAAATTACGAGATATGGGATGGAAGTTGCCTCTAGACTTTGAGACATCTCTTTCTAAGACTATAGATTGGGTTTTGAATGATAAAGATAAGCAATACAACTATTAATGATTGCGTGGTGCTCACGCCAGATATACACAAGGACGAACGAGGTGTGTTTGCAGAGATGTACAAGAGGTGTGCTTTTCCTCAATTTATTCCTTTCCAAAGCAACTATAGCAAGTCGTCTATTGGAACTATACGTGGCATACACCAAACTCCCTACGCAAAATTAGTTACCTGTGTTTCAGGCAAGGTGTATGATGTATGTGTAGACCTAAGACCAGAAAGCGAAACGTACAATCAGTATTTTGGTATCAATTTGACTGCTGACAACTTACAAAGTTTGTACATTCCACCGAATTGTGGTCATGCGTTTTTTGCGACGACCGACTGTGTTTTGTATTACCAGCAAGATTCAGCCTACGATTCTGAGCATGACTATGGGTTCTGCTGGTGCGACCCTACATTTAATATTGTTTGGCCCGTGATAAAACCTACTGTAATATCAACAAGGGATAAAAACTCATGCGAAGAAGTGATAAAAAAAGATTATTAGATAATATCAGTCCGAAAGAGGTTCTTAAAGAGGTTTTGAAACTAGAACCTAAATTTAATCACTACCAATACTTGGAAATGAATCCCGATCTAGAGGAAATGGAACTCACTAATCATATTGATTTAACAATCCATTATTTTTTAGAAGGTCATCAGGCAGGTAGGCCTGCATTTAATCCACACTTAGTCAAGTTAGATGAACTGCCAGAAAACTTTGATGAAGAAGTTTATAAATTTATGAACTTAGATGTGGCAATGAATGTCAAAGATGTGGTAGGTCATTTTTTAAACATTGGATACGGAACAAACAGAACTTGGAACATAGGAATGACCTATGAGGAAATGAATAAATTCCTAGTTGAGCAAGACATAGAAATGGCAGATGGTTCGATAGTTATCGTAAACCATGAGTCTACCATAAGTGGAGCACCATTTTTTGCTCAAGACTTAGCAAACTGGCTTATAGCACAAGGTTTTGAAAATGTAGTGTTTCTAGACGCTCACCCAAGTAAATGCTTTACATTGAACAAGAAAATTAAACATATGTATTATTTTAACAATACAAATATTTTATTAGATATTTTAAACATGGGTAATCCTAGTGTCATTTATAATAATTCTATGACACGTATGGTTACAGACTATGATACATTCGCCCATCTTGCTGAAAAAACAATTTATCACTTTCATGAAACTTATGTAGACGCAATTAGGTATTTTCGAGGGGAACGAAAACGAATGTTTCAACTTATCGCAAATGCCAAAGCCGTATTTTTTGTGGCAAAAAAAATCAGAGACAACTTTAAATTGCCTCCTGAGTTAATAGACAAAAGTTATGTTGTTCCAGAATTTGTAGATGATACTAGAGTCAAAAAAATTAAAAAGAACAAGAAAAGAACCAAACTTAATAAACGTGTTAAAATTGCTATGTGCGGTACAATTAATGCAAGAAAAAATATTAGGTTATTTGTAGAGACAGCCAAGGCCTGTCCAGAATATGATTTCGTATGGATAGGAGGCAAATTAGACACATTAACAATTCCAAATCTAGAATTTATAGATGTGGTTAAAAATCCGCATGAATATTTAGAAAAATGTGACTACCTTTTCTTGACTAGTAACCGCGATCCTTGTCCGATTGTAGTACTAGAGAGCCTATTAATGAACCATAAGATAATAGTATGCGAGAACAATATTCGCTATAACCACCCCGTTGATGAACTAGAAAACTATTTAGTAATTAAAGACCATAACTTTGACGTTAAAGAAATTATTAAAAAGTTTAAAGCACTAGATTTAAATACCAAACCACAAAAGACACAGAAAAATAAACAATATTTTGAAGAAAACTTTACCCACCCTCATGTAGTAATACCGGACAACGTAAACTTTGAGGAGTTTTTCAAATGAAAATTGAAAGAGAAGAAGCATTTAGGCTTTTAAACAATCCAAAAGAACTCAAGCAGATGGTACTAAATTTAAGTCCTAACTTTAATGCTGAAGAATATGCTGAATTACATCCAGAATTAGACGCAAAGGATATTACGGATGAACGTGCAGTTCACCTACATTACTTAATAACAGGTCGAGAGCAGGGCTATCCTGCTTATGACATCTATCGTAAGCGATTAGATAAAGTACCTGAAAGTTTTGATTCTGAAGCCTATGGGTTTATGCACCGTCACTTGTTAGGTTGCGTAGAAGACTTAGAGGAATGGTATATAGAAAAAGGATATAATACTACTCCAGACTTTGATATTAGTTTAGACGATATACTGTCAGAAATATTGAATCAAAACGTCTACTTTCCAGACGATTCTATCTTTATCGTTAATCATTCCTCAACAAAAACAGGAGCACCTATATTCGCTCAAGACCTAGCCAACTATTTAGTGCAACAAGGACATGATAATATTGTTTTTGTAGATGTGTACCCCAACAAATTTTTTAAACTGCATCCCAAAGTTAAAAGAGTTTATCATTTTGATCATGAGGAAATATTACTAGACATATTAGAACAAAACAAGCCAAAAGTCATATATAGCAACTCAATAACAAAAATTATAATTAACACCGAACTATATGTAAAATACATAGATAAAACCATTTTTCATTACCATGAATGCTGGGATGACTGTTTCAAATGGGGATACAATAGAAAAAAAGCAAAATTTAAATGGATATCCAAAAATTCTAAAGCCAATATTACCGTGGCAGAAAAGATAAATGATAATTACCCTTATGACCCAGAAACAAGATCAAAATCATACGTTGTTCCCCCGTTTATAAATCACGAAAGAATAAACCAGTTACTTACAACTAAAAAAAGAACCACTAAAAATAAGCGTGTAACGCTAGGTATGTGCGGTACTTTGAACGGCAGAAAAAACCCTCATTTATTCACAGAGGTGGCGAAGTCATTTCCAGAATATGATTTCATCTGGGTTGGTGGCACATCAGACACAAAACTGCCTAATCTAGAATTTATCGCACAATGCGACAACCCCAATGAATATTTAGAAAAATGCGACTATTTTTTCTTAACAAGCACACGCGATCCTTGCCCTATAGTAGTATTAGAAAGTTTATTGCTAAATAGAAAAGTTATTGTGTGCGATGGCAATATTCGTTTCCAGCATCCACAAGACCAACTAGAAAACTATCTGATAATACAAGACCACGATAATAACATAAGTAAAATAATAAAAAGTCTTAGAAATTTAGACCTGAATACTGAACTACAAAAGACCACTAAGAATCATGATTACATTATAAAGAATTTTACCCATCCACATATAATTAATAAATGCGAAGATTTTATGGAGTTTTTTAAATGTTAATAAACCGTAAAAGAAAATTTGTAATATTTATGCCTTTTAAAAACTATTCTAACAGTTTACTGGAGTTTTTTAGTAAATGGAGTTGTTACACGCGATACGTTGGCGACAGCCCTCATTATAGTTGGGAACCACCATTATTTACCAATGCACACACCTGTTCTTGTCCTGATTTGATTATGAGCAATCAATGGACAAGATTTTTACCTTTAAGAAATCCTTATGACAGGGTGATAAGTCAGTGGAAATGGCACATGCAAATGGAAAAAACAGAGACATCATTTGATGATTGGCTTATGACACAATCAAAACAGGCTGTTTGTATGCCTGTTACTAAGGTTTACCCGCATCATACTGATATTTTAAAATGCGAAAATATTATAGAAGAACTTATGAATAATGAACTTTTTTATTTTGGGCCTAATCGCAAAAAACAAATTCAGTCTTTTCCACACGCTAATAAAAGCAAAATGAAAAAATCTTTTGTAGAATTAACTCAAAGACAACAGGAAATTATTTATTATTACCACTATGAAGACTTTATAACTGGGGAGTACTCAAAAACTTATAATCCTTCTTGACTTCGTAACGATTTTACCTATAATAAGTAGGTACAAACTCTTTTCAAGATAGGCAAAATAAAGATGCGACCAGAGTGGGATGATTACTTCTTAGGAATAGCAAAGGTCGTGGCTCAACGTAGTCACGATGCTCAGACCCAGCACGGTTGCGTAATTACAGACGCAAACCATAGAATTATAGGAGTAGGATACAACGGGTTCCCTAGAGGAATGGATGACTCATCTCTGCCTACTACTCGTCCTGAGAAGTATCCTTGGATGATTCATGCTGAAAGAAATGCACTATCAAACTGTGTAATTAGACCAGATAAAGGAATTGCTTATGTGACCGGACAATGTTGCAACGACTGTATTATGGCCCTTTGGCAAGAGGGCGTAGAAACCGTAGTTATGGCAAAAAATCATGGTACACATTTATTTGACGAAGAAGCAAAAAATCGTTTTGATTTTTTCATCAAAAATTCTGGAATGAAAATTTTTTACAGAGATGCTGATTTATCTTGGCTACAGCGGTGTATATAAAACATATCATAAGGACAAACAATTTATACTTCAATTTCGATCAGGAGATGCAATGTCGGCGTTAAATGAATTACAGAACTACACATTTGTTAGTAAGTACGCACGTTGGGTAGAAGCAGAGAACAGAAGAGAAACTTGGAAGGAAGCGGTCGAGCGTGTACAGAATATGATGCACACTCAATACGGAAGCATAGAAGGCCTAGCAGACGATATAAACTGGGCTTACTCTATGATGCACAAGAAGAAAGTACTAGGCAGTCAAAGAGCATTGCAGTTCGGCGGCGATCCTATCCTAAAGAGACACGCCAAGATTTACAACTGTACAAGTTCTTACTGTGATCGCCCAAGATTCTTTCAAGAATGTTTCTGGTTGTTACTATGTGGCAGCGGTACAGGCTTCTCTGTACAAAAACATCACGTTGCTAAGTTGCCTCCTATCTCACAAAATAAAAAAGATAAAGATAAAGGTGTAAAGTATATTATAGAAGACAGTATTGAAGGCTGGGCTGATGCTTTAGGTGTTTTGCTTAGTTCATACTTTACTAAGCCTACAGATGAAAAATTTAAACAATATAAAGATCAGTACATAGTCTTTGATTACAGCAACATTCGTGAGAAGGGTGCTGTGCTTTCTTCCGGCGTAGGCAAGGCTCCCGGTTTTGAGCCTCTGCAAAACGGCTTAGAAAAAATCAGAGAATTATTGGAGAAAACAGTTGAAAATAAGCAGAAAAAATTACGACCTGTGGATGCTTATGATATTATTATGCACTCAAGCGATGCTGTATTATCTGGTGGTGTTCGTCGAAGTGCTTCGTTAGCATTATTTAGTGCAGACGACGAAGAGATGGCGAAAGCAAAAACAGGTAACTGGTATGTAGACAACCCTCAAAGAGCCAGAAGCAACAACTCTGCGTTGCTGCTAAAGGATGACACTACATACGAACAATTCAAAACTCTCATGGACTCAGTAAAAGAGTTCGGTGAACCCGGATTTATCTGGAGTGATTCTACAGAAATGACGTTTAATCCTTGCGTAGAAGTTGGTATGTGGCCTGTAGATGAAAAAACTGGTAAGTCTGGATGGCAGGGCTGTAACCTTTCTACAATCAACTGCTCGTCTGTTGTAGACGAAGAAGATTTTTATGAAAGATGTAGGGCTGCTGCAATCATCGGCACTCTGCAAGCAGGGTTTACTAACCTAGAATATCTAGGAGATATTACTAATGCTATCTTTGAACGTGAAGCACTTCTTGGTGTGTCACTTACAGGCATCATGGAAAAGCATGATCTTGTTCTCACAGAGAAGGTACTAAAGAAAGGTGCAAAGATTGCAGTTGACACGAACAAAGAACTTGCTAAAAAAATTAATATTAATCAAGCAGCAAGAGTAACCTGTCTGAAACCAGAAGGCACATCTAGTTCTATGCTAGGTACAAGTTCAGGTATTCACCCTCATCATGCCAAGAGATATATCAGGCACGTACAGGCTAATACTCTGGAAGCCCCATTTCAGCATTTCAAGAGTTATAACCCACAGGCTTGTGAGAAATCCTCATGGTCTGCCAATGATACAGATGAAGTGATTAAATTTCCCATTGAAGTACCAGACGGTTCTAAACTAAAAAATCAGTTACCAGCAGTCGAGATGCTCTCGGTAGTCAAAGACGCACAAAAGAACTGGGTACACTCTGGGAAAAACAGGTCACTATGTACACAGGAGTTCCTAAGTCACAACGTCAGCAACACTGTTACTGTACAACCTGACGAATGGGACGATGTTACAAAGTTCATTTACAATAACAGAAAATTCTTTGCTGGGATTAGTTTAATACCTCAGAGTGGTGATAAGGATTATACTCAAGCACCATTCACTACGGTATACACTCCTAGAGAAATCGTTAAAGAATATGGTGATGCTGCATTATGGTGTTCAGGGCTTATTGAGTTAGGCTTAAATGCTTTTAATTTAAATTTATGGGCAGCATGTGATTATATTACATTAAAACAAGAAACAGAAGACGATTCTGAAGACAAAAAAATATTTGCAACTAAGATGCATAGATTTGCCGCCAGATATTTTGATGGTGATGAAAAGCGTCTTACATATTGCATGAAAGATGTATATAACTGGAAAAGATATACAGACCTTTATGACAGTTTCAAAAAGGTTGATTACACCCAGTTGCTAGAAACGGAGGATAATACGACCGGGATAGAGGAAATTAGTTGTGCAGGAGGTGCTTGTCTAATTTAACCCCTTACCGTGAGGTATTATTTTGCGAAAGAAAAAGAAAAATGCTGGTCAAAATCGGATTGAAAAACCCGACGAGATCATTGTTGGTTTTAGAAACAGGTTGAAGCCTAAGACGATTAATCAAAAAGACTATATCCGTAACGTAGCCGAAAATACTATTACATTTTGTCAAGGTGCAGCGGGTACTGGTAAAACTCATATCGCAGTAGGTATGGCTTTAGAATATCTATTGGATATGAAAGTAGAGAAGATTATTATCACAAGGCCCGTAGTAGAAGCAGGTGAAAGACTTGGTTTTCTACCGGGAACAGCAGAAGAAAAACTACATCCTTATCTATTGCCTTTATTTGATGAACTAAGCCATTTTTTAACCGCTACACATATAGGCATGTTAAAACATAAAAGAAAAATAGAAGTTGTACCTTTGGCATTAATGAGAGGTCGCAGTTTTCATAATTCTTTTATCATAGCAGATGAGTGCCAGAATGCTTCTTATGATCAACTTAAAATGCTACTAACAAGGATTGGTAATGATAGCAAGATGGTTTTAACTGGAGATATTGAACAGTCTGATCTTATGAGACAGCAACAAGGTGGTTTCTATGCTCTGACCAATATACTAAAAGATATAGTAGGAGTAGGCTATCAAAGACTAGAAGACGTTGATATTCTCAGAAATCCTATTATAGCGGATATTGTAGATAGGTTGACTGAACATGAAAGTAGAAACAGAACATAAAAAATGTTTGATATTAAATGCTGACTTTTCTCCGATTGGTATTATCAGTTGGAGAAAGGCCATCATTTGGGAGTATCAATATTCTTTGCGTGAAAAACCTTCTATTGAAATAGTACAGTATTATGATGACGATTTTATACAAGGTGCTAATACTACTGTTCAGGTTCCTGCTGTAATTAAAACAGCAAAGTATTTTAATGTATACAATACCCATCAGGTTGTATTTTCTAGAAAGAATATCTTTATCAGAGATGAGTACAGTTGTCAGTATTGTGGTTGTCAACCCAGTATAAACCAGTTGACTTATGACCATGTAATCCCTAAGTCAAAATGGCAGAATAACACTTCTCCTACTATCTGGGAAAATATTGTAACTTGTTGTGTCAAATGCAATCGTAGAAAATCTAATAAAATGCTCAATCAAACAGACCTAAAACTGCGAAAAACACCGATTCGTCCAAAAAAATCAAATAAGTACTTGCCAATCACCTATGAACTGCATATAATAAAGGATAGGATACCCGAAGAATGGACCAACTACCTCAAAGGTTACACATAGGATGCCAACTTATACATATTCCTGCGAAGACTCAAATTGCAATATATACTTTGAATTGACCGTACCCATGTCAGAATATAATAGTCAACCAAAGTGTCCTAAATGCAATAGCAAAAAGGCTGTATCTCGTTCTTATGAAGATGATCTGCCTGTCGTCAGTGTAATCAAGGGAGACAGCGAGATAACATTAGGTCATCTAGCAGAACGTAATGGCAGAAGATTTAGTGAAGATCAAAAACAATCCATAGATGCCAAGCACTATGATAATAAACAAAAAGAAGATGCCAGAAAAGTTTTGGATTCACAATTACCAGCAGGTATGAGCAGAATACAGAGACCTAAAACTAAAATCAAATGGACTAAAGACTAGGAGAAAACATGACGATATTTAATCCCAAAAGCGTATACAAAGAAGATAAGACAGTTAGGAAAGTCGTGGAAGAAGGTGTCGCTTACTACACTGTAGCAGGAGATCAAGACTTTAATGACCAAGAAGAATATCCTCGCAGGGAACAGGATGATGGTAAAGTTTATGCTAAAACCTTACTGAGAAAAGATGGATCATATAAATATATGTGTAAAACAGTGACCACAGGTAAACTATATGATGCTGTAGATCAATACGGAATCAAGGAAGATGTACAATTTTTGGATCGTGTGTGTCGATCTAACGATAAATTTAGAGAAGTTAATCAAAAAGTCTTCTCTCTATATATCAATTTTCTAAAGACTAAGAACAAGGCTTACTTATTAAATGCAGAAAGAGAGTTAGAATAACATGGCAAATAAAATCACAAAGACACAGACATACGCAGTATTGCACCTTGCAGGAGAAGGCTCAGGAGTGTCGTCTATCGCAGAAGAACTAGGCTTGTCACCAGCACAAGTTAAAGGTGTTCTAAAGCGTAATTCTCCACAACCAGCAAAGAATGATGGTGCGATTAAAACTAAACAGGCTCCGGTAACTGGCGTTAGAGACTTGATGCAGGGTGAAACCGCTAGTGGTAAAAGCACTGTTTCTGTGATGACAGAAGCAGCATCTCAACAAGCACAAGAGGCTGTGCAGAAAGCCAAAGAAGCAAGTGATGCTAGAGATACATCAGACTTTATTTTTAGGCCAGAATAGGATAATTGTATGCAGAATATAAAAACATGGATAGATTGTTTTACAGAAGAAGAACTAGAACAGTACACTAGACTCACTGCAAAATTAGAGGCTAGTACAGAACATAGACTTCCTCAAGGCGATAAGATGCAGATAGAAAATCCTAATTATTTTTATGGCAATAGTCATCCTGAGTATACTTACCCTGAAGGCGTAAGACACCTGTTTCTTACTGTAAAAACAGAACTACATCACATGAACGAAGAATGTTCAGAACTATTGGATGTAGATCAAATAGCACACGTTGACTATCATGTAGTAGTCAAGCCAGAGATAGACCCAGTTAATCTTACAAAAGATTTTCTAGACCACCTTGACAAATCAATAGATACTTCCTATGTTAATATAGAAAAAGCAAAAGCAAAAGAACAACAAGAAAAAACATAATGAAGTATATCTCAAAATATTCTAACGGTAAAGAAGTCACACCGGCTCAATTTATCACAGAGATGATCTGCGAACGCAAAGCCAAGATGGACGACAACGACCTCCATTTTCGTTTCTGGACAACCGATAAGTGGAATAAGTATTTCAGGAACCAGATACCGACTGCTAACAAGTTAGTTAAGCAGTTTTCTCCAAGGGCTATTATTAATGCGTTAAATACAAAGGGTGGTTTAAGAATTTTTTCCTTGAGAGCACCACACCTCAAGGCTATAATAGAAGAGGAAGAAAAGAAACTTGCAGCACAGAACACAGAGATGACTAAAGACATTGACAGAACACAAAAGCAAACTTTTGCGAAACACAAAACGAAAGACAATATTATTAGTAAACTTAGGGAGTTAGATTAATGGCATTAAAAGAAGATATTAAGAAGCAATTTGGTGACGAGGTTGTGGTATCGGCAAATGCGGTAGTAGACCAAAAGCAGATTATCATACCAGTTAGTCCAGCACTTGATCTTGGATTGGGAGGTGGAATACCAGAAGGTAGTTTTGTAATTTTTACTGGACAGCCCAAGTGTGGAAAAACCACATCATCACTAGACTTTACAGCCACAGCATTGAGACCAGAATACCAAGGAGAACTAAAGAAACCACGACAAGCGTACTACCTAAACATAGAAGGT